TCGGCTATTGAAAACTTCATAGTGTTAGCAGAATCACAGATGAACAGAGATTTACGTCATTGGCAGATGGAGAAACGCTCAACAGGTTCTATTAGTGCTTCAGATGAATACATGAAGACACCAAGCGATTGGTTGGAGACAATTAGACTGCACTTAACTGCTAATGGAACAAGTCCTCTTGATTTAATGTCAAGGGCTTCTATGGCAGACAAGAGAGCGTCTAACGAAGACACTACAGGAACGCCAACACATTACACACACGCAGATGGTCAGATACAACTATACCCAACACCATCAGCAGACACTAAATTAGAATTACTTTACTACGCTAAACCAATAGCACTAAGTAGTAGTAATGCTGATAACTGGCTTTTACTAGAAGCACCTGATGTTTACCTCTATGGAGCGTTATTACATTCAGCACCGTATCTAGGAGAAGATGAAAGGATTGCAGTTTGGGCGCAGATGTATTCTGCATCAGTTACTCAATTAAATCAATCGTCTGAAAATGCTAGATATAGCGGTTCAGGCTTAACAATGAAAATAAGAGGCTTAGGTTAGTCTTAATAGGAGAAATAAATGTCATTTACTAATTTTTTAGAAACAGAAATATTAGACCATGTATTTGCAGGTGCGGCTTACACTGCTCCAACTACAATTTATATGGCTTTATACACAGCAGCACCAGGCGAAGCAGGTGGTGGTACAGAGTTATCAGGTAGTGCTTATGCTCGTCAAACTGTAGCATTCTCAACTTCAGGTGATACAACAAGCAACTCATCAGCAGTAGAATTTCCTACAGCAACAGGTACTTGGGGTTCAGTTACTCATGTGGGTGTATTCGATGCTTTAACATCAGGTAACTTAATGGCTTACGCTACTCTATCGTCAGCAAAGACTATTGATTCAGGCGATGTGTTCCGTATTCCAACAGGTGACTTAGATATAACACTTAACTAATGTTATACAACCAGTGGAAATACAATAGAGGTAAGTATGAAACTGCTGATTTAGAAGACGGTTTAGCACCAGTAACGGCTACAAGTTCTGTAACCTGTAGTGGTGAACAAATTAAGTACGTTGATGTAAGTATTCAATTTACGGCTAACAGTTCTGTTTCTTCTGATTCAACAAGAGTCAGGGATTCAGATGCAATATCGGCAGGTGCTTCATCTATTGCTATTGTCTATGTTCGTAAGCGTGAAAACTCATTAATTGTAGCAGGTATATCCTCTACTACTGCCACTTGTAACAGAGTACAGAGTAGTAGTGCCACAGTCAGCGTCAGTTCTACAACGACTGTTGCTCCTGAGAGAATACAACAACCAACCGCTACTATATCTCCTGTTGCATCATTGACCGTTTCTGCTGAATCAGTTTACTTAGCGTCATGTACGGCAACACCGACAGTAACATCTACAGCATTAGGCTTGAGGGTTAGATACGGTGTAGGGGTAATAACAGTGTCCTCTACAACAACAGCATCGGCAATAGAGCAATGGGAAATCATTGCAGAGGGTTCAGAAGTATGGACTGTAATTGCAGCATAGGATAAATAATGGCATTAATACCGTTACAAATACCACCAGGAGTTCATAGAAATGGAACTGACTTTGAATTATCTAATAGGTGGAGAGAGTCTAATCTTGTTCGTTGGCACGATGGTTCAATGCGACCTGTTGGTGGTTGGACTACAAGAAAGTCATCAGCGTTTGCATCAGCCCCAAGAGCAATGTTATCTTGGGTTGACAATACTTCAGGCACTAACTTAGTAGCAGGAACGTACAATAAACTATATTATGTCAATCAGTCAAGCACTGTATATGACATTACACCATCAGGATTCACATCAGGAAGTTTAGATGCAACAGTTAATACTGCTTATGGTGGTAGTTATTGGGGTACAGGAAACTATGGTACTGCAAGAACATCAACAGGTGTTTATCAAGAGGCTACAACATGGTCATTAGACACATGGGGTCAGAATTTATTAGGTTGTTCAGTAGATGATGGCAAGATATATGAGTGGACGTTAAGCACCTCAACATTACCAACAGCACTAACTAACGCACCTGTTAATAATAAATTCGTGTTAGTAACAGAAGAAAGATTTGTATTTGCATTAGCATCAGGGGGAAATCCACGTAAGATTCAGTGGTCAGACAGAGAAGATAACACTGTATGGACAGCATCAGCAACAAACGAGGCAGGTGACTTTGAGTTACAAACACAAGGTCAGATTATGTGTGGTGTTCGTATGAGAGGAAGAAGCCTTATACTAACAGACCAAGATGCTCATATTTCAACTTACCAAGGACCACCTTTTGTTTATGGATTTGAGCGTGTTGGTACTGCTTGTGGTGTTGCTTCTCGCAAATCAGCAGTAGCAGTAGATGAAGGTGCATTTTGGATGGGTCATAAAGCCTTTTATACTTTCAATGGTTCTGTTGCTACAGAGATTAAGTGTGATGTATTAGACTATGTTTTTGACAACCTAAACAGAAATCAAATTAGTAAGGTTTATGCGGTACACAACTCTCAATTCGGTGAAATTTGGTGGTTTTATCCATCAGGCTCTTCTAAAGAAAACGACAGATATGTAACATTAGACTATAAAGAAGAACATTGGACAATAGGTTCTCTTGGTAGGACTGCTTGTGTTGACAGGGGTGTATTTGATAATCCTATATGGTCAGACGCAAGTGGTAACTTATTAAATCAAGAAACAGGTATTAATCATGGTTCGAGTGTTCCTTATGCTGAGTCAGGTCCTATAAGTTTAGGTAACGGTGATAATGTTATGAGAGTAACAAATCTTATCCCTGATGAAAAGGTACAGGGAGAGGTAAAGGTTTCGTTTAAAACAAGACTATATCCTAATGATACAGAGACAACATACGGACCTTATACATTGTTAAATCCTACTGATGTTAGATTCACAGGAAGACAAGTAAGAATTAAAGTAGAAGGAAACGGTTATCATAATTGGCGTTCAGGAATCATGCGTATTGAAGCAAGACCAGGAAGCAAGAGATGAGCGCACCTGTACCACCACCACCATTAGGACCTAGTTGGAACTCATGGGGTGAGAAGTTAAACTCGTTCCTTGTTCGTACTAGAGATGTACTAAGGTTTAAGAACGGTAATGACTCAGCCGCAGAAAATGGTATTTTGATGTGGGATGCTATATCTAAACATCCTGTTGTATCAAGGGAAGGCGATTATATGCCACTTTCATACGGTTATAACTCATACGGTGTAATATCAGATACAACAGACCAAACACTGTCTAGCAATAACACAGCAACAGCTATAACGTGGAATACTAACGACAATTCTAAGAATATTAGTATTGATTCTACAACAACATCAAAGATAGTATTTGCTAAAGCAGGACGTTATCATATATCTTTCACTGCTCAGATTACATCAGGTAGTAGTAGTGCTAAGATTGTATGGTTTTTTCCTAGAATCAATGGCACGAATGTAGAGGGTTCTACTATGAAGGTTACGTGTACAGGAAACAGCGAGACACAAATTCAATCAAGAGCAGGTATATTCGATGTGAGTGCTAATGATTACTTAGAGTCAATGTGGGCATGTGATAGCACAAATATTACATTAGAAGCAGCACCAAGTACAGCATTTGCACCTGCTACCCCATCTGTAACACTTATGATTACAGAGATTAACGCATGAATATTAAAGAAGAGTTGATGCGTTGTAGAGAGTGGATTCAGTCTGCTTTAGACAAAGGTGGCGACACACATAGCTTCATTGATGTGATTGATGGTGTTGTTGGTGGGAAAATGCAATTATGGTCAGGTGCAAAAGGATGTGCGGTAACAGAGATAGTAGTGTATCCTAATAAGAAAGTTCTACACGTATTCTTGGCAGGTGGGAAACTTGAACAGATTACAGATATGCACTCAGATGCGGTAAAATGGGCTAAGGCTCAAGGGTGCGATGGAATGACCCTATCAGGAAGAAAGGGTTGGTTAAAAATATTAAATAAAGACGGTTGGAAAGAACAACAAATCGTTATGGCAAAGGAGTTTTAATATGAGCGGTGGAAAAGGCGGTAGCCAAACACAAAAGACAGAAATACCTAAGTGGATTGAAGAACCTTCAGTCAGAAACTTAGCAAGAGCAGAAACAGCACAAAAAGTAGGATATATGCCTTGGTATGGTCCTGATGTAGCGTCATTTACTCCTGCTACTCAAGAGGCTTGGAGACAGAACATAGGAGCATCAGAGGCTTTTGGATTATCAGCCCCAGGCGCATTAACACCTATGAGCGGATTACCAACACCTACAACTTATTCAGGTGGCGTTACAGGTTACAGTGGTCAGCCTTTATATGAACAGGCACTAGCAGAATTGAAGACTAATAAACCTGCTGATGTTGCACAATACGACAAATTATTTGTATAGGAGAACATTATGGCAGGTGGACCAACAACAGGTGGAATAGCAACCAACCCAAACATAAATCAATTAGCAGCACAAGGAATTAAGGGTGCTGGAGTAAACACAGCAGCAGGAATGGGTTATACCCCTTCTTCAGTATCAGCAGGTCAGTTAGCGACAACTAGCCTATCTCCTTACATGAATCCTTACACTACTGATGTTATTAAGGCTAATGAGGCTGACATACTACGTGGTGGTGCAATAGGACTAAACGAACTAAACGCACAAGCATCTGCGGCTAACGCATTCGGTGGTTCACGTCATGGTGTTGCAACAGGCGAGATGGGAAGAAGTATTGTTGACCAACTTGCTCAATCATCAGCAGGATTAAGACAACAAGGATTCCAACAAGCAGGTCAAGCGGCACTAGCAGATATTCAGAATAGAATGACATCAGACCAATTCAATGTTTCGTCAGGATTACAAGGCGCACAACAAAGATTAGGTGCAGCAGGTCAGTTAGCAAACATATCTAACCTAGGTTTCGGCATGGGTCAGACTGTTACACAGAACTTAGCACAACAAGGCTCACAGCAACAAGCAATGCAACAAGCACTTATTGATTCTGCTAAACAAAGATTCCAAGGATACACAGGTCAACCTTCTACATCTATTGGTTATGTTACTCAGGCTCTTGGCGCTACACCAGTTCCACAGACACAAACAACATCTAAGCAACCAGGTCTATTTGATTACCTGACGCTTGGTGCGAGTATGAGATAATGAGTTATTTAGAACAGATACTACAAGCCGCACAGCAAAGAGGCGGATTAACAGATGAAGAGTTTGGCTCTATTTTCCAATCATTTATTCCACAACAACAATCACAACCTAATTTAGGTATTCCTCAACAGTTTGAACAGCCTCAGTCAATTCAAAGACCACAAATGATTAAACAAACACAAGTTCCTATGCAATGGGGTACAGGTGTAAATACAGCAGGTTTTTCTAAAGGAAAGCCTAACGGTGTAGAAGGTGATGGAAATGTTAATTTATTTCAGAATGTAGCAGACCAATATCAAGCAACTCAAGATTATGATACTGATATGTTTTCAACTCAGACACAAATGCTTGCTGAACAAGATAGAGGCATGGAAGACGAAGAAGAAAAGGGCTTGATGAGTTTTTTTGGATTTTAATAGGAGAAAATTATGAGTCCTTTGTTACAAATGATTTTAGGTGGTCTTGCGACTAAAGCGTTTAATAAGACTGAAACAGGTCAACAATTAGATGAAGGTGTTAATTCATTATTAGACTATCTAAAGAACAATATATTAGGTGGTGATTCAGAACCACAAGAAGGATTACTGTCAACAAACCAGTCTTTTATCCCTCAAGAACAACAAGATTTAGGTGGCTTCACAAGAACAGCAGATGGAACTACAAACGTTATTCCTGCTATGCCTATGGTAACTGAGCGCAAGGTAGTAGATTATAACGCTCCTACAACACAGAGTCCTGTTATGAATCTTTCTAATCAAGACTCTATGACACCTGAACAAGTAAACAAATATTCTAATATGTCTGACACTGTAGGAAACTACGATACGACTCTTGAAGATATTATGAATAAAAACCTAAACAGCACAAGTCCTGCTGCTGACGCATTCAGTAGAGGTTCACAAGAAATGAATCTTGCTAAAGAAGAGCCTAGTTTATTAGACAAAATGGGTCAAGGTGTCAATGACTTCAATAGCGGTTTAAAAGAAACGGTAAGTGATTTAGGTAGTGGAATAGGTGACTTCTTTAATGAAGAACGTATGGCTCGTATGACTATTGCTCTTAACTCAATGAGACTTAATCCTGACCCAAATATTGCTAAGTCAATGGAATTAAAGCTAGATAGACTTCAAAAGAATAAAGGCTCTACTAAGACAGCGCAAGCGCTTAGAGCGATGGGTCGTGAAGATTTAGCCAAGATGGTTGAGTCAGGACAGATTGATGCTAAGACAGCAATTACTATTGCTTATAAGAAAGGTTCAGCATTCGAAGAGAAGTTAGAATTTATTGAAGGTAAGACACCTGAAGAGTTGGCACGCTACAAAGACCTTGGTATTCTAGGCGGTGGAACTACTATCAACATGGGTAATGACAAGTATTACGATGCTATTGGAAAAGATATTGCTACTATGCAATCTACTCACAGAGAGCGTGGCGAGTTGGCTACAAGTTCTTTAAATGCTCTAAACGAGTTAAATACAGCAATAGTTAATTTTGGCGAGACAGGTCCTGATGAGTACACTAAGCAGAAATTAAGAGTTATGGCATCTAAGTATGGCATGGGAAGTCTTATTGATGAGAGTAAGATGTCTAATGGACAGTACGTTGAGGCTATTAAAAACCGAATGGTTGCTGAAGAGTTGAGACGAAACAAAGGTCCACAAACAGATTTTGATGCTAAGTTTGCAGGAACATATATTCCTGGACTAGGAACTTCAACAGAAGCTAATAAAGCGCTGATGAACTACTCTAAGTCAATTTCATTGCAACAAACAATCTTCTCTAATATGTCTGCTAGTATTAGACTTAGTGATTTTGACAACGCCCAAAATACTATACGAGAAATCGACCAACTATCCTTAATGTCTCCTGGTGCTATGGAAAGAAATGACGGAACTTGGATTACATTCAATGAGTTCTTTAACTCTGACCTAGAGCAAATTAAGAGTATGTCTGCTCAAGAGAGATTACAAGAGTGGTCTAATAGATATAAGCAAAGAATGGGGTTTAAATAATGGCTGATGAAATTGATGATTTGTTATGGGGTGGAAACACAACGACACAACCTGTAGTAACGTCTCAGGGCGGTGTTGTACCCACAACACAGACAATAGATGATGTATTTAAGGGTAGCAATGTGCAAGCAACAGAAAAACAGTTTGAGGAAAGCCTTGAGCCAATTCTGAGAGGACTTCCCGATAATGGTAGAATACTGAGAGATAATAAAACAGGCACTCTTGTTTTTCGTTCAAATAGTTACTCAACTAGCAACCAAGATGAAATAAAGAGAATTATTGATGAAGGCAAACAGGGAGAGGTTGTTGACCTTGGCGCTGAAGCAGAATCTAAGTTCACAAAGGACATCTTAGGGCAAATACCTGAATCGGGTTTATTATCTCAACAGTTTATGAGAGGTGGACTTGGTGGTGGCTCTTGGATGGATGAGGTTATGACAAGCGACCCTGCCGAACAGTGGAAGTATGAAAAGGCAAGAACAGCATACGAGCAAGAATATCCTGAAAGAGCATACCCTGCTCAAATTGCAGGTTTAGGTGCAAGTACCTACCTAACAGGTGGATTGGCACAAGGCATTGGCAAGATTGATAAAGTGGGAAAAGCGGTTAATGTTGTTAAAAATTGGTACAGTAAACTAGCACCTCTTGCACAGAAAACAGCACAAGTTAGTGGAGTATCTGCCTTATCAGGCGCTGAGGGATTGTTATATGGCGCAGGTGACGGTAACACACTTGATGAGCGCACAGTTAATGCACTTCAAACAGGCGCATTAAACACTGCTATTACATCTCCTATTGCAGTAGCGTTTCCTATTGTTGCAAGCATGATTGATAGATTTAAAATTGATAAGGCTAAGATTGGCGCTATTGCGACAGAGTTTGGTATA